GTAACCTAACAGGCTATGCGCAGTGTTGCAAAGGTAGTTTCAAAGGGTTTGCTCATTTATTTTCTCCAATAAAAAAGGCCCTCCGAAGAGGGCATAAATAAACAACTCGATCATTCTTTCTCCTCCGTAAAGCCTAACGTCTCTCGAAGTCTCTTCCATTCGGTTTCAGGGAAGTCTTTGAACTCCATGTACTTACCGGAACTCAATGAAACCGTTAAAACGTTTTCGTCACGGGTCCATGCGATGAGAGCGACCTGATCTGTGTTAAAAATGCAGTCTCGGATTAAGAGTCGGTTCATTAGTCATCCTCCCTTGACTTGAGGAACGTGTAGACCAAGTACCCGCCCAATCCTCCAAGGGCAAGTACAAACACGGCGAAAAACATACCGGCGAAGAAGTCCATTTACTTATCCCCATAATCCTCTTCAAAACCAACAAGCTCCTGCGCACGAAAGATTCGAGCTCGTTCTTTCATGATTGGCTCGGAGGGCAATCCATCTTCTGTTGGTGCCTCGTCAAGGGCATCTATCCAATCTCCTAGAAGCCAATACGCTTCATCTGCAAATCGTTCACGGATTTTTTTTGATAGCTTCTATCTGTTTCTTCTTCATTTCTTCATTCGTCTTCATTTCTTCATTCGTCTTCTCCTCGAAGGATCGGAATTGCTCAATGGCTCTCAGACACTCGTCGACAACTTCCTGGGTTGACCAGCGTTTGTCTCCCGTCATAGCGAAGGAGAAAGTGAAGTCTCCAGCGTGCGCATAATCCCAACCGAACCAAAGACCATCAAGGTCGTTCAGTTTTCCGCTAAAGGTTAATCCGCCGTGTACTTCAATCTTGTCCTCTATGGCCCAATATTTTTTCCCATAGAACGGATGATTTTTTGGGACGGATACATAACCGCAGGGATGCGATCCAAGGGATAAAACTTTCCATTCGTACTCGCCGTTTTTCCCTTCTGCCAGCGTCTCATAACCAGAGAGGCGCATTTGGTATTTCATTTCTTTGTAGATTGTCATTTCGTTTCTTCCGGTTGATATGGGGCGGGAAGGGCTCTAAAAGCAATCACATCAGAATGTGCGGTTTCCCATCTTCCCAACATGTCGAAATAGTTTTGCTGCACGTAATCCGCATCCTCGTCTTTAAAGGTCACGAGGTACTCTCCGCACTCCGGAGGATTAACCTCCGGGAACGGGTTCCATTCGTCTGGGTTGTATTCATTAATTTCAGCGATTTCTCCTTTAGAAATCGTAGTTGAACTATGATCTATATCGAAACAAATGTATGACGTTGTATTCGTCATTTGCCTGTTTACTTCATCTTCTACGAATTCCTCTCCGTAAATAACATTTAACGCTTGTTCAAGCGATTTATCTTTGAATCGATATTGGTACTTCATGCTTTTTCTCCATCGGAAAGTAAGGCTCAGGCAAGTTACAAAAAGCGACTACATCGTTTTTAAACATCCACTGACCGTACTCAAATCTGGCGAAATCAAGAAAACTAATCGTTGTGCCCGTGTCTGTTTTCATTTGCCGCGTTACTAAGTAGGCTCCGTCTCCTGGCGGCCTTTTCTCTGGGAAAGGTTTCCAAACGTCCAGCATGTTTCTAGGAACTTCTTCAAAATAACTTTTGTCTATCCGAAAGTTGTAAGCATCATCTTCAAATGAGAAAAATATGTAGGTGGAAGAATCTGCCATCTCATTTCTGCATACCTCGTTAATGCCTTCATCTGAGATGAACTGGTTCATTTTTCGTTTTAACTCAGGGTCTTTGATCTTCCACATCACCACGGCTCCACATCTTTCGGTCCTTCTTCGTGACATTCTTTGAAGGCAATGACTGCGCCGTCTGCAACGCTGCGCCACTTGCCGCGATTATTTGTTTTTTCGTATTCGTTGAGAATCAATCTTTGTTCCCAGGCGTCATTGAGGTAAACGAAGTACAAGCCAGACCGAGGAGGCTTGACCACAGGGTATGGGTTCCAGTCATCTGGCTTATATTCAGCTTCTTTCACAAAATAATTTTTCTGAATCCGAATTTGTATCTCTCCTTCTTCGAGAGATAAATATATGAATTCGGATTCATTTTCCATTTGGAAATGGCAATCTACATCTATTGTTGCGTCATCAAAGAATTGATTTACCTTTGCCTTAATTTCAGGATTTTCAATCTTCCACATGATTTTTATCCTCCTTTTTAATCGGCGCCTGTATAAATAGGCTCTTGTGAATCCTGTGCATTAATGGATCTTCTACTGAATCGTTACTGACCCAAACATACTCAAGGCCGATCATTTGGCTTATCTCGAAACGTTCACTTAGATCCTCTGGGCTGATACAACGGCAGACGCGCTCCTGAGTCACTGGATCTTTGATGACCCACATGAATTCCTTCGCATTTTTAAGGAGATAGGATAGGCGGTCTTTCATTAACGGAATGTCTCCGAGCTCAAGTCGGCCCCAACGTCTGCGAATTTCAGGCCACAGTGAGCAGATAACAAGCTGGTCATAATGCAACTGAATGAGCGCCTTCAATGCCTCCAGACAAAACTCAGCTTCATTGATTGTGAGAGTTATCGTTTTCATTCTTCTTCCCCGTAGTAGGCTTGGGGATAGCCTCTGAAGGCTTTCACGTCCTCGTCTAACACATCATCCCAACCGAGATATTTTGAATAAAAGCTAGTAGTTACAAACGTTCCACAGACCTTGTTATATATGGTGACAAGATAAGAACCGTCGCTCGGAGGTGTGACATCGGGGTACTTGTTCCACCTATCAGGATCATATTTGGAGACTGCAATTTCTTTTTTGGGCTCCAGGGATTTCTTTATAGCTTCTTCAATCAGTCTCCAGGCGTCCATGTGAATGCCGACTTCCGCGACCTTATGATCTGGGAAAGTTTTAAAAGCCAGGACGACTTCATCATCACTGGCTTTTATTTCTATTCCGTTCACGGCTGCATCCCCGTTCATTTTTCCCGTGAAATCAAAACTTCTGGAGAACCCAAAGAAGTTGATTTTTGGCAGTGTCATCATTATCTCCTGGTCTTCAATCTGAATTGAATGTCAACGCCGTTCTTCACGTCTTTCCGCATGATCGTGTTGTATTCCACGCACCTGTTAATACAAAGACAATCGTCTTTAACTGCGAGGTGGACATAATATTTTCTGTCTCCCACTTGTGTTGTCCCGCAATCTGAAAAAGTGCTGGTCAACATGTAGCAGAAGTTCTCAACAATCTCGTTCACGTCTTCGACTGGCTGGCCGAATATCTTCTCCAACTCAGCTTTCTGCTCCTCAGTCAATGGAGCGTTAAGGGGAAAACTCATTTTCAAATCCTTTTAAACACATCCGCCGCAGCACCCGTGTGGCACATTTTCGTTAATCATTTTGAGGAGCTCCCACTTATGCTCCTTCAACTCTGGGTAGGTCTCGAATAAATCGAAGTCGCAGATGTCCTCCCAAGGACCTTCCTCAACGTGCTCACACCAGTGAGAATCAAACCAGACGCTACCGCCAGAGATAAGCGAAACATCAGCCTCATAGATCTTCCCGTCTGCCTTGAATTTCAGACGGCCTGAGCAGAGGTTTGGATACCCGCCGTCATAGTCAATGAATTCAAACTTCATCATGTTTCTCCGAAAGAGAAGGCCCCGAAGGACCTGGCGATTGAGCCTTACATTCTTTCAACAACAACTGAAACCTAGCGAATCACAATACTTTGATTTTCTTTGATACGAGCACCTTGGACAAAAACACCTTCTTCCAGGTCGTTTTTGAGCTTTGTTTTGTCAAGCTCGATAGAGCGTTTTTCTCTGAAATACTCTTGCGGGATGGTGTCTTCGTTATCAATCTCGAGAGCTGTGGTTTTCTTAATCCACATCGAGACTTTGGCCGTCTTAACTTTTTGATCTGGCATGCTTTGAAGGGCTTCAAGCATTAGCTTTCTGATTGCCTCTTGTTTATTTTTATTGCTCTTGATAAGGTCTGCAAATCGTTTTTGTTCTGCTTTTAACGCGTCTGCTTCGTGCTCCAGTTCGCACAGATAGAAGGCGGTGTTTTCGAGTTTGTCCTTGGCATCGTTTTCGACTTCTTGATACTCTTCCAGACCAGCAGCGGTCTTAGTCTCGTCGTTGTAATAAACGTCATCCAGCGCCTTTCTCAGCGCGTTTGGGATTTCATAAAGTTTCATATAAAAGAAAAGGCGCAGTTTTTAGCCGCGCCTTCTTGTACGTTAGAAAAGATTAGAACGGAATGTCCTCTGGATTGCCTTCATACGGCTCCTCAGCAGGAGCGTCTTGTTTTGCCTGGGCTGGTCTGTCGGACTTCTTGTCGAGGAGCTGGAGGTTATCGGCCACAATCTCCGTTGAGTATTGGGTTTTGCCTTCCTTGTTCTCCCACTTTCTGGTGCGAAGGTGACCCTCAATGAACACTTTGGAACCCTTGCTCAGGTAGGTTTGAGCAACCTCAGCAGTGCGACCGATAGTTGTAATACGGTGCCACTCTGTTTCTTCTTTGCGCTCACCGTCCTCACCTTTGCGGAATGTGGAGGTGGCAACAGAGAACGAAGTGATCTGAAGATTGGTGTTTGTGAATCGTGTCTCTGGATCACGTCCGAGCGCACCCAGGATGAAAACCTTATTGACGCTAGGCATTAGTGGCCTCCTGTTTCAGTTGTTCGTGAATCTTTGTTTTGACTAAATACTGCTTTTCATCCGCGTGCAGTTTGCTGTAGAAAGCCTTGTAAGCCTCCAGGCCGTCCAGACAAACTCTCTTTGCTTCCTCAACCAGGTTGAAATACTTTTCATCTTCGGAAACTTGGGCCGGTTGTGGAGCTGGCTGCTTCGGCTGAGGCGCTGCTTTCCTTGCAGGAGCGCGGGTCTTTCCTTTTGAGTAGGCATCCTCAGATGCCTGGCGGCCGTCATCATCTTCCTCACCGTAGCTCAGGCCGAGAAAAGAAACAAAGGAATATCGGCGGGCATACGTTACTGCGCTCCCAAACGCTTGCACGCCTTTTTGCTGGAGGCCAGCAGTGGTCACGAAGAACACGCCAGAGGAAAGAGTTTCTCCTTCCTCGGAGACAAGAACTGTCTCGATCCCCACGCGATCCTCTTCAGTCGTGGTCTTCTGGACGACGGCCAGCCCGTGCTTGTTGAGGATGGGAAGAATCGCGTCCAAGCAGGAGGAGATGTTTGCGTAACTGTAACCGCGACCGCTGCCGAATGCTTTGGCCTCCTGATCCTGGACAATTCGCGGAAATTCCTGTTGCGCCTCAATCAGGCGCATGCAAATGTTTTTATTAACTGTAGTCATTGTGCTATCCTTTTAAAGAGGGTTGTGGCCGCAACCCTCAGTAAATAAATTTTGGATTTCCAAAAGGATCTTTAGAAAGGAACTTCATCTAATTCAAACGGGATGAAGTTCTTTTTTTGTTCCCGCTCGGAGCACTGGCGCTCGAAGTCGTTCAGCTCCTCGTCTGTCCATTCAGGAGCAGATGGTTCGTTATCGAGCATTTCACGCGCCTGTCCCCAGGTGATCCCACAGCCGTAGTACTCGGCCTCGTCGGGATAATCCGGAGGCTCACGGAATTGAAAGCGGCCAGCCTCAGCCAGATCCATCATGTAGTTCATAATCTTTGACATACTCAATCTCCTTAAAAATCAAACAAAGCGGAGAACGGTGTTTGCGGAAGTTTCGGTTTCTTCCGATTCTTTCGCCTTATGTAGTTCTCATGGTTTCTTTCTCGGCAGCGCTCTTTGTTTCGTTGGTAGTAGCCCTGCATGTATGCCTTAATCTTTTCTGGTGTGCCGCGCATATCAGTGCCAATCGTTTTCCTTGAGGTATTCATCGAACACGGGCTCAATCTCAGGATGTCTTTCATCCTCACCATCTTCTGCAAGCTGATTTATTCGCTTGTCGCAGTAGCGAGGGATGTACTCTTCAAAGAACTTTTCGAGCAGACGCTCATACTCAGCTTCGCGTTTTTCTTCTTGCCAGGACGGCTGCCAAAGGTCACCAGGGCCAGGACAGGTGCGAGGTGTGTAAGTCATTACAGCCACTCCACGAGAAAGAAGGGAAGAATCACCGAGGCGGCCAGCATGACGCCAGAGAGCACCAACAGGCAGACGTTATCTCCGTCAGAATTTTTTGCAGTCAGAAACTTCTTCATAACAACCTCCAAAAGAAAAGCCCCCGAAAGCGCATCAAGGAGTACCGCGCTAACGAGGGCTAGGAGAGAGAAACTTAGAAACTTTTCACATCTGGATAGATGTCTCTGTCAATCGTTTGCCACACAAGATCTGAAATGAAATTCGACGCATACTCTTTAAAGAGCGACTTGACTTCCTTCTGGGCCTCAGCAGTCGAAACAACGTGTGCTAGGTCAAGCGTTATCTCTTTCTTTCCAGCGAGCAGGCCGGAAACAACAGCGCGCTCTGCATACGTGAGAGCATCAGTGAGACAGATTGCAGAACCGCGCTGCTTCAAAATGTCTTCAACAGCAACATCAAAAATCTGTTTTTGTTCATCTACTAACAGGTCCATTTTTCTCTCCTTAAAACTATGTAAAAAAGACCACATTCATAAGCTCCCCTAAGCGCTTAACTGGAACTAACAGTTATTGGTAAAAGCCCGAGGAGCTTTTAAAGATGGTCTGAAGATGTCCGTCTTTCCGGACTGTCAGGGAAAAAGCTCATTGAGAAACCCCCGCGTGTATTTGCGAATTTTGGGTGTTTTGCAGTACATGACCCATGCGCAGGGGTTTCTAAATAAGCTCAAACAGAAGGACACTCCATCCAACCAACTCAGGAGATATGCAACTTACCGACTATCTTCAGAAGTGCCCTTATGTTTGCGAACTGTCTTTGCTGAACGGCCCCTACTTGTACCGACCGACTTTAACGGTCCAATCCTTTTGGCTTTCTCTCTGCCGCTGGTTCACTTTCGATCACCATGCTTAGGCGCAATTCATTGCCGCCTGGTCGCTCCCTGGCTTTTCGGTTTACTCAGCTTTAGGAGCTCTTCCTTCCTGACAATCTTCAGAAGGACTTTTAAAGAACGATTGATTGACGTATGTATATTAGCCCGTGGCTAAGCAAAAGTAAAGGCCATATAGCTAATATTTACATAGCTGACGGCTAAGTATTTTCCATAACTGTATTTTTTAGGCAACAAAAAAGCCGCCCGAAGGCGGCGGAATAAGTTTCTGTCTTGCTTAAGTGAACATCATTAAAGAGGACAGTTGTTTGTTAAATAAAAAGCTGATGGTGAGAATGACAAACACAACTCCAATCCAAAAAGTTTCCTCCGTAACGACCCAGGCCAGGGCAAGCCCTGCAATACAAAAGAGCAACCAATAAATATCGCTAGTAAAGACCACAGCAACACCCAATAAAAAATAGAGGCATAACAAGAAACCAACATAGGCAAGAGGATTGAGTTTTAAATTGAGAATTTTCTTGCTATTCAGTTTCATTGAAAGGGATAACAAGGCAAAGCCAATAAGCCCGAGAACAAAAGGATTAAAAACGACCTTTTCTATACTGATTGCCATGATTGTTATGCCTTAAATTTTGTTAAAAGCTCCAATAAAAAGATTTATATCCTGGCCATTGAGTTTGTATTCCCTGCGCCTGGCATCCCGAGTGATAACGATAGAGAGGTCCTTACCTTTGATAATCTGCTGAGCCCTCAGCAAAGAAAGATGATCTGATGGAATCACGGCATAAGAAGAGTGATGACCATCCCTCATGACAAAAACGTAATATGGAGAGTAGGGCAGGTTATTTGTGAATTGTTTCTCTGGCACCTTGAAGCTGAAGGTGTGGGTGCCTTCTTCCACTACCGTAGTTTTAACCTGGACATAGTTGAATTTGCCGTCCTTCTCGGTGATCAGGTCAACTCCTTCATCAACAGCCATCATTGAAACGTTATAGCCGAGGAAAAGGAGTTCGGAGGCCACCGCAAATTCACCTCCTTTGCCAAAGAAATTCGTTGATACATTCTCAACGGTAACCTTGGGGATGGGGACGACCGGGGCTGAGGCCGTTCTTTTGAGGCGGTAAATCCCTTTTCTTTTTGACCCATCCTTGTTTGTGGGCTTGGAGAAAATCGGGTTTTGAGTTTTCAGATGTGCAGCCAGAGCTGAAGAAAGTTTTGACATGAACTCTTGAGGAGGCAGCCCTAAATTTTTATTTTGAGAGACTGCTATTTCAGTAATCTCTCTCACATGCATGACAGCCTTGTTCGTCTGCATGATTTCTTTTGCCACTTGTAGAATCGGCGGTAATGTACGAGGTGTCATAGGATTCTTCTTTACGGTACGTCTTGCTGGTTGTGTCTTGCGTATGAAGGAAAATTCAGTTTGTATCGGCTTCTTAATCGGATACTCTTCTGCCTCCAGATGAAATTCTTCAGGCTCATACGCCAATAGAAGAACCTTCTCTTTGGTACTTTCTTCAGGAGGTTTTTCCTCATTTTTGAGGCCGAATATCCCCAAAATCCATTCTTTGATTTTCATACCTAGTCATATCTTTTCAGATTCAATGAATTGACCATACGGCCAAATACAATCACTCGGCTTTCGACCTCAGCAAGCCGAATTTCAAACGGGTCATACAGGCGATTGTCGGAAATAAAACGGAGACTTCCTGGCACGCGCTGTACACGTTTTAAATAAAGATCATTATCAATCAGCACGCAGAAAACGCCGTCACGCTTAGTGATCTCAGTGTCAAACCTGTCAATTACAACTAGGTCCCCATTCTTCAGAGTGGGCTCCATGGAATCTCCGGCTGCAGTGATGATTTCATATCCATTCTCACGGATCTGATTGATGTTTTCTTTGAACCAAACACGTGAGACGCCCATGAGGTCTACATAGGCCTCATCCTCATAATTTTGTACTCCCGCTGCACCGCAGCAAGCAGAAACATTCAGACGCCGCAGATAGATCAAATCATCTTCTTCAGGAAATGCCTCCCCCGAATGATCGGCATCCATCCAGCCGTAACCCAATGACAACTTAGTTTCAATTTCACGGGCCATTGTGTCCCCCATAATGCGGGGCCGGCCTGTACCAGAATGAACTGATCCCTTCCGAATCTGGGAGAGGGTTGCATCCTTTCTATTACGTCCCAGTTGGGCATTCAAATTGGCGATTGACCCATAACGCTCAATGAGGATATTCAGGTTTTCTCGTCTTATTTCAGTCGAAGTTTTCATAAATCTCTCCTTGAGAATAAATATAAGCCAATGGCTAAGTTGTCATTAGCCATATTGCCTGTATATAATATTAGCCAATGGCTATGCAAATAGAGAAATAAATATGAAACTTCACAAGTGGTTAAAGAGCCAGCCGAGAGGAACCTTATCCAGGCTTGCTCGTTTTGTGGGAGTAAAAATTCCCAGTGCGCACAAGTGGGTGACGGAAAAATCTTGTCCGAAGCTGGCGCACTGCGAAAGGATTTCCTTGTTCACACAAGGGAAAGTTACATACAAAGATTTCATGTAACTGGGTGCCGTATGTCTTACGTTCTGTCATTCAAAGCAGGGAAGCTGACTGTTGGTAGCGCAGCAGAAAAGGCCGTCCTTAGATGTTTGTGTGATTACGCAAACGAGGATGGATCGAGCTGTCGTCCTGCAACCAGCACGATCTCTGCCGAAACAGAACTGAACAAGAAAACAGTTTTCAAGGCCGTGGCAAGTTTGGCTGAGGCTGGCTGGATTGAAGTGTCCTCTCTGAACGGGAGACAGAATTTTTATCAGATCAACGCCGCCAAAATTGAATCTGCTTTCTTGGAAGTAATGGCGGACAAACAGCAAACCAATACCAAAATTGGTACCGGTGTTAATTTTGGTACCGGTACCAAAAACGGTAGTGGAACCAATACCAAAAACGGTACCAAAACCAGTCCCAAATTTGGTACCAGTACCAAAAACGGACCGATACCAGTACCAAAAACGGTACACAACTCAGTCAATACTCAGTCAATTATTAATACTTCTAAAGAAGTATTTGTCAGTAGAGCCGAGGACGGCTCTCCAGACGCCCCTCAGGATGCTGAGAAAGATTCACAGGAATTCGATCTCACGGAGCCAAAAAAGGAACTCACTCCGAAACAAAGATCAGCTCTTATCGGTTCCCATTGTCCGCATAAAAAAATCATTGAGCTCTTTCACCAGTGCTTGCCAGAACTGCCGCGCATCAGAGTTTGGTCAGAAGCAAGAAAGAAAACACTAGCCGCACGCTGGAGACAGGTAGCAAAGGACAGAGAAATACAAACCGAGAAAGAAGGACTGGACTTCTTTGAAGGGATGTTCAAGTTCATCAGCAGATCTCCTTTCCTACTGGGAGAGAACGAACGCAACTGGCGGCCCGATCTGGGCTGGATCATCAAAGACGAAAACATGACAAAAATCATTAACGGGAATTACCACCATGACTAATTTCAGAGATGTCGATTTCAACTCTCAAGAGAAGAAAGACAAGAAGGGCAAAGAACAGCAGCAGAAGCCAAAGGTCTATGAAAAACTTTGTGGTGTACACGGTTGTCCCTGCACCGTCTGGTGTGGGCAGTTGGCTCAAGGCATAACGGTTTGCGATTTCCACGAAGGCGTTAGAAGGGATGATCTTGGTACGGTCACGGCCGGTATCTACCAGTACAAAGACTTGATAGACCTGGCAGAACGACTGCTTAGAGACTACAAACTCATTGACGACTATCAGTCAAATTACAACCATCCTCATGTCGTCCAGACACTAACCGATTACTTCTGTTCAATCGGAATTCCTGAGTTGTCCCCAAAAACTAATATCCCGTGCCCGCACATTGAAGGGAAGCAACGATACAGAGACGAGAGCGCATACGAACTCGGCAACAGAATCAAAAAATGGGTTAAGGCCAAGATCGTTAAGCCATCAATGATTGAGGACAGCGACGAGAACCAGAAGGGCAAGACCATTGAACAGCTATCCCCGCTCACCACATACGTGAACGAACTTAAACGCCGCGCCATCCAGAAGCAGCAGGATGACGAGACATATTTTTAGGAGGCCGCGATGTCTGATTCAACCTGGACACTCTTAATGATCGTGCTGGCCCCAGTCGTGTTTATCAATCTTCTCATATTCGGGCTACTCGTGAGAGCGGCTTTCCAACTCAGCCAGGAGAAACATCATGAGGTTTGATTTTTCTTATCTACTCAAATCGCTCGGTTGGATGGGCGGTTTGCTTTATCTGGCTGATGTCGGTTGGTTTGCTTACGACGGCTCAAACATTGATTACTGCCTGGCATTCCTAATCGGCATTGTTATTGGAGCGGTCATCAGCTCCTTCAGGAGAAAACCATGAGCGGGTGCTGCTTGTATTGCAAATACGCGGGATCAGGTTGGATCAGTACTAAAGACGGATCTATCCACGTAGATAAACATGAGGACTTTTACAAAGCCATGAATATCTACTGCAACAACCCTGAAACAGGAATGGATGGTCAGTGTTTTCAAATCTCGTTCGTTCGGTGTTCTCGTTTTGAAGGGGCTACCGATGAACGAATCCAGAAGCGAATTGAATTTTATTCAAAGTTTCCGAGATTCAAGACGCACGCAGAACTAATCGCACAAAGACGATAACCAAGGAGATGTAAATGTCAGAAGAAATGTTATTCGGGATCCTGATGGTGATCCTTTTCAGCCTTATAGCCATAGCCTGTTTGTTGTTGATCCAAGGGCTGACCCTTTACCAAATCAGAGAGCAGGTGGACGAAATCAAGAACGACACAGCATTTCTAAAACAACACAACGACTAAGGAGACGGCATGATCTCAACTCAAGCAAGCCTGATTGTTCTATCAATCGGGCAAATATTTCTGGCGATAGCAATCATCTTTATCTGCCTGACCCTGGTGCGGATTAAAGAAGCACTCAGGGAGATGCTCATACTGCTCCACCTTAGCGACCTGATTAACGAGCTGGACGAAATGGAGAAAGAAGATGGGAAAAGCTCAGAGAACTAAAGGAGCGGCTGGAGAGCGCGAAGTCTGCGAACTGATCTATCAAAACTTGGGCATCCAGGTGCACCGCAATCTCTCCCAGACGAGGGACGGAGGAGCGGACATCAAGCTCAACCCATACTCACTCGAAGTGAAGAGGCGGGCCGCCATAGGCAACTTGTACGAATGGATGGAGCAGGCTGGAAACGGGTGCGAACCTGGAGAGCGACCCATTGTTGTTTGCCGTGCAGATCGTAAAGAATGGCTGGCCATCCTACCTATTGAAGAACTATTCCGCCTCATTCGAGAAGAAGTGAGCGCGACTGGAGGGAAATGATGAATGAAGAAAAACGAGATCCAGGCCGACTTGTTTGGGCATACCGATACCACTCTCTGCTCCCAATCGAAGCCCAAAACCGACTTATCGAATCTGTCGGATCTAGAGAAGGAGAAACAGCGGTACAACGAAATCTGCGCATATCGAGAACGATTGACCGAGTTAAGAGCCAATATCCAGAGTTTTTCCGAGCTCGGTCTTGACCCGTCCACGGTCCTTCTCTCTGACGCATCAGTGCGTGTCGGAGTGTCCAGCCCAAAGGCGAAGTATTCAGATCAGGACTTGATTCACTGCTTTGATCTTCGCTTAGCGGGTCTTTCTTTGCGTGAAATTTCAAAAAAGATGGATATTCCAATCCGAACTTTACGAGACATTTTCTCAGGACACAGACGTGCAGTTATTCCAACGAAATTCAAATGAAGCAGTGCGCACCCGTCACCGGAACCACTTCAAACTAATAACAGAATAGGGGGTTTGTATGGCTAAAACAGATTCAATTATTGACGGCCTGACGCATAAGCAAGCCCTGTTTGTATCCGAATACTTGAAGAACGAAGGCAATGCTACTCAGGCTTATTTAAAGGCAGGCTACAAGGCTAAAGATGAAAAAGTTGCTTGCACCGCAGGCACGAGATTGTTGAGAAATGTTCGTATTTCCCGCGCGATAGCCGAGCGCCAGAAGAAATTGAGCGACCGCCTGGAGCTGGAGGAAGACTTCGAGATCAAGCGGGCTATTCGGATTCTGGATATGTGCATGGAACCTAAACGGGTTTACAACATGGACGGATCCCCGAAAGAAGACGAAAACGGAAACGGTGTTTTCTGTTTCGACAGTAAGGGAGCCAACGGGGCATTAACGATTATTGCCAAAATCCGCGGAAAGTTTGTAGAAAAGCGCCAGATTGATGTGAACGTTACAGACCGCTCCTCCTGGCTGAATGATGTTTTGAAGGACATGAAAGATGAATAAGGAAGCGGCTGAGTTTGAAATGGGCCTTAGGCGCCTGGCGATAGCCTGCACGAATGATCCGCTCCTTTTCGTCCAGAAGTGTTTCCGCTGGGGACATGGAGAGCTGGCCAATTACGAAGGGCCAGACGTGTGGCAGCAGAAGATTCTTTGTGACATTAGGGATCGGCTCAAGAACGGTGAGACACGGCATAAGGCCATTCAAATTGCTGTAGCCAGCGGGCACGGTATCGGGAAAACGGCTTTTGTGGCCTGGATCATGCTGTGGGCAATCTGCACCTATCCTGACATGAAGGGCGTGGTCACGGCCGAGACAAAGAACCAGCTCATAACCAAGACCTGGAGTGAATTGCACAAATGGCACCACCTATGCCTGTTTAGAGACTGGTTTGAGGTGGCGGCTGAATCCATTTTCTCAACTCAGCCTGGACACAAATACACCTGGCGCATTGACGCAATCCCGTGGAACGAGAACAACACCGACGCATTCCAAGGCTTGCATAACCAGGGCAAGAGAATCCTGGTGCTATTCGATGAAGCCTCAGTTATTGCTCAGAAGATTTACGAAGTTACCAAGGGCGCATTAACCGACAAGGACACGCAGATTATCTGGTGCATTTTCGGGAACCCGACACGCCCAGACGGCCCATTCTTTGACGCTTTCCACAAGAGCCGCCACCGCTGGTTAACGTACAACATTGACAGCCGCACAGTGAAGATCACGAACAAGGAGCAGTTGCAAGAGTACGTTGAGGATTACGGAGAGGACAGTGACTTCGTGAAGGTGCGCGTTCGAGGCGTATTCCCCAGCGCATCAGCCAAGCAATTCATTAACCGTGAGGACGTTGACGCGGCTATGAATCGTGATGTGAGCCAGGTCAACTACTCAAGAACCGTTGCAATCCTGGGCGTGGACGTGGCACGAGAAGGGGATGACCGCTCGGCTATTGCTACCAAGATCGGTAGAGACTGCACAATGCCGCTGAAAGTCTTTCGCGGTCTGGACGGCCCGCAGTTGGGTATGCAGGTGCTCATGTACGCGAACGAACTCAAAGCAAAGGGCATTCCTCGTGTGTACATCAATCTGGACTACACAGGCGTGGGAGCGAGCCCTTACGACTGGTTGAAAGATAAAGTACAGCACTTGAACAAAGTCATCAGCGCCAGCCAGTCAACCAATCCCCAGCGCTGGGCAAACAAAAGAGCCGAGATGTGGGACAAAATGAGAGACTTTATCCGAGATGACGGAGTGATACCAAAGTCGGAGGAGCTGGCCGAGGACCTTTGCATACCTGAGAAACTCATTGACCAGAAGGGCCGGTTGTTGCTTGAATCCAAGGACAGCATGAAGAGGCGCGGCATGAACTCTCCAGACACGGCAGACGCCTTGGCACTTTGTTTCGCCATACCGATACAGGAATATATCGAGGATGACGGCTGGCGTCATCAGCGCGCCCAGCGCTCCAAAACAATCCGCGATCCATACGCATAGAGGTGTGCGCATCAATCTGCGTACAGGCTCGACAATCGGGACATGATGAAGATCGAAACCTGTACGCTCAGTGACCTATTCAATGACCCTCGGTATGAAGAGGTGTGCCAGCACTACCGCCAGGAGGCGGGCCACCTCGACCTAAAGGGCATTGTGGACAAGGATAAATACTCATTCCTTGCACAGAACGGCTTATTGCTTTGTGCCAGAGCCGTGAGTGATGGAAAGTTGGTAGGGATTATGGCAATCGTTATGTGTCCTTCTCTCCACAACTCTAAAGATGTGGCCAACGTTGACACCTTGTTTTTAGAGCCAGAGCACCGAGGACACGGCCTCCAATTCCTGAGACACGCAATAAAAATGGCTCGGGAGTTTGGTGCCTCAGGTATTCGATTTTCTGCACCCGCTGGGAGCCGCACTGAACAGCTTTTCGACCGATTGTTCACGCGCTCGGATGTCACCTATTACAAGTCACTGGAGGATTAAATCATGGGTATGGAAATGCTGGGCATGGGCCTTTTAATGGCCGGATCTGCGGCCTTGTCTTCTCACACACAGAGCCGAGCCGCACGCCGCCAGGCATCAGCTCAGAAGGCCGCCACAGAGGAAGCCAAACGCAATGCTGAGAAACAGGCCGAGCAACAGCGTGAGCAAATGCGTATGCAGAACCAGAAGACCGCAGACATTAGCAAGATCCTCAGCGACAACACTAATGATCTGTTGTCTGGAGGCCAAACCATGCTGACCGGAGCCGCTGGTGTGGACCAGAACGACATGACGCTGGGCAAGAAGTCTGCCCTGGGGTAGGCCATGAAAGAACGTGAATTAAGAGAAAAGCTCATAAACCGCTGGAGAGAACTCCGGCGGGAGCGGGATCCATATCTGGAGCAATGGCGGAATATCTCAAAGTTTCTGAGGCCCGCCAACGGCAAGTTTTTGAGCCCAAAGAATCAGAACGAAGCCAAGAGCAAATGGAATTCCATTTACGACAATACGCCGCTCAAGGCCTCGGACGTGCTGGCCAAGGGTTTGATGTCTGGCATGACGGATCCTAGCCAGCAGTGGTTTTACCTGACAACGGGAAGTCCTGATTTAGATGAATCGGTAGAGGTGCGCCGCTGGCTGTCAGAGGTGAGCCAGATCCTTTACATGAGTTTTGCTCGGACAAATCTGTATCAGTCTCTCCACCACGCATGGATGGAGGCGGGCCTTTTCGGTGTCCTGGCAATCATCATTGAAGAGGATGACCAGCTCGGCTTTATCTGTAGTCCGCTCACAGTCGGTGAATATTGCATAGCGTGCAATGCTCGTGGCATTCCAGACACTCTCTATCGAGAGTTTTCAATGACCACGCGCCAGCTCATTGACGAATTCGGAATCGATGTGCTCCCATCCTCCCTTGCCGCCGTGGCCAAGGCTGGAAAGTTGGATGAACAGCAGGTGGTTTTGCACGCTATCGAGCCGCGCAAAGACCGTGATCCCCGCTTTAAAGACAACAAGAACATGCCCTGGCGCTCGGTTTACGTCCTCAAAGACTACAACGACAGCGCACATCCAATCCTCCGCGAATCTGGATACAGGACATTCCCAGCAGTCGTTGGACGCTGGGGCGCGATCAGTAACGAGACCTATTCTTCTGAATCGCCTGGCATGATTGCCTTAGGCGATGTCATGCAGTTACAGCATGAGCAGAAGCAGAAAGGAAACGCTATTGACTACATGGTCAAGCCTCCGATCGGCCTGCCCACTGAAGCTAAAGATTCAGACATTGACACTGACCCAGGCGGCGTATCTTTCGTGAACGGTGCCACAGGCCGCAAACCTGTAGAGCAGTTGTGGAATGTGAACATCAATCTGGGCGAGTTGCGCCAGGATATTGGCGAGGTGCAGCAGAGAATCAAAGCGGCTTTTAATGTTGATATGTTCCTCATGCTCAACAATCAGAGCGCTATCAACCAGATGACGGCCACTGCCGTGGCAGAGTTGCACGAGGAAAAACTTCTTATGCTCGGCCCTGTTCTCTCTCGATTCAACAACGAGGTGCTCAAGCCGCTCATTGATAGGACGTTCGACATTCTCAATGAACAAGGCCTAATCCCGCCAGCTCCCGAGGCGATCCAGGGCACGGATCTGAATATCGAGTACACATCAATCCTCAGTCGCTCTCAGAAAGAGATTCAATCCCGTACCGATCAACTGGCGATTCAGGAGGCGCTCCAAATTGCACAGGTTCAGCCCGACTTCTTGGATAACTTCGATCTGGACAAGTACGCCCAGATTGTTTCCGACAAGCGCGGTGTTTCTCCTGAAATTCTTCGTTCTTCGGACGAGGTGGCAGCCATCAGACAGCAGAGGGCACAGCAACAGCAACAGGCTCAACAGCAACAGCAAATGACCCAGAGCGCTGACATGTTATCCAAGCTCGGAAAGGTGCCTGCGGGTCCAGAAACAATGGCTGGCCAGGCCGTCCAGGGTATGCAGGACATGGCGGCCGAGGGGATGGCCTAAGGGTGTGCGCATCAAGAAATTAGGACGTTAGAGAATGAGCAAGACAGTAAGAGATCCGTTCGCAACTTCGACTGCTGAGGCTGAGGCTAAGCAAGCGGAGTTGGCCAGAGAGGAATACGAATTCCGAGAAGCTCTCAAGGAGGTTTTGGAGACGCGGGCAGGAAAGACCGTATTCAGGCGATTGTTTGCTGAGAGCGGCTTTTTCGGCTCGGCATTCGATACAAACGCTCTCAACATGGCTCGGAAGGAAGGTAAGCGCGAGTTTGCGCAAACCATTTTCGAGTACGTCATTAAACACAAGCCTGAATTTATTCAGGAATTGAGAGAACAGAATGAATGAAACTGTAGAAACAGCCGAAAAAATTGAAAGCGAGGCCGGATCTACTCCCGCCCCTGTTGAGCAAACAGCTCAGGCCCAACAGTCAGAAACTCCCGAACATATCGAGGAATCCTCCCTGCTCAATTCCGACATGACGGAAGAGGCGAAGGAAACCGAAGAGAAGCAGGAGACTGAGAAAGAGGCAGGCGCTCCCGAGAAGTACGAAGACTTCAAGGCGCCTCAAGGCGTTTCCCTTGACGCTGATGTGGTCAAAGGATTCTCAGAAGTAGCAAAGGAGCTGAATCTTCCGCAAGACAAGGCCCAGGCAGTTATCGATAAGGTAACGCCGATTCTGGCTCAGAAACAAGCAGACCAAATCGCGCAGACAAATAAAGCCTGGCAAGAAAAAGTTAAGGCTGATCCCGAGATAGGAGGCGATCACCTCAAGTCGAGTATTGCCACAGCGCAGAAGGCCCTCAGGGATTTCCGAGGTGCTGACGGAAAGTTTGTTGATGAAGACGTTGCGGAACTGGCGGCTATCGCTGGCAATCATCCAGGCCTTATCAAGATCCTCAAGCATTTTGGTTCGGTTATCGGAGAAGACCGCTCACCCGCCGCAAAGAGTAACGCCGTGAAACAAGTATTAACGGCAACAGATTTCTACAAAGCAAAGGAGTAAATCATGGCAATTATCAATACTGGTGCCACAACGCTTGCTGACATTGCTAACCTGACCCAGGACAGCGATCTTCAGAAAAAAGTTCTGATCCAGACCATCCGTGATTATTCGGGTTTCTTCGATCAGCTCACTCTCATTCCCGCTAATGACGGCACAGCCTGCAAGGGTACGATCATCACCGAATACCCTGAAGGTGAAATTGTTGGCTACAACGAAGGATGGGGCACTTCCCAGGCTAAAGGCCGTGCAGTCAGATACGATTCTTTCCGTGTCCGCACCTCTTCCGAAGTTGACGCCGATCTTCTCGATTCTCGTAAACCTGAAGACAGAGACACATTCCGCCTGCGTAAGGACGCCGCAGTTATGCGTGGTCTTGCACGACAGGCCGCAAAATCCGTGTTCTATGGTTCTGGTGACGGCACATCCCTCGGCCTGTATAACATTGTCAATGGTGCAGACAATGAATTCTATGACCGCATTATTAAGGGAAGTTCCTCCAAGGCCACTGGCAACTATGACATCTGGCTGCTTTCCTGCGACACCGAAAACCTGTTCACGTTCTATCCCGAATATGGCGCACAGGGTGGTGTCTGGATCAATGCACGTCCGCAGAAGGAACGCATTGACGACGGAAACGGCAAACATCATTACGCTTATGTCACGGATATGGGCTTTGATATTGGCGTGGCCTGTTTCAATCCGCTCAACATTGTCCGCATTGCCAACATTGACGCCTCCTCTCTGGTTAAGGACGGCAAGACAGGTGATGACCTGATTGACCTCATGACCCAGGCCCTTGAGAAGTTGGACGTGGCCAATCCTGGCAAGACAGTGTTCTTCGCAAACGACACAATCCACAGCTATCTGCGCCGCCAGATCAACAACAAAGTGACAGCCTCTTTGAACTTTGAAAACGTGGCAGGACGCTCCGTCATCACATTTGACGGTGTACCCGTTCAGAAGGTTGGTACAGACGTTTTGAAGACTTCCGCAAAGATTAGCTAAGGAGACAGAATCATGTACGACAAAGAGTTACTTATTTTCAAGAACAAGGCGCTCACAGCCGCAATCACTTCTGATGTGATCGACCTCGGAGCGGACATTAACACCACGGGCCAGAAGCCGCTTTATCTCGTCATCATGCAGACAGAAGAGATCGAATCGGCGGCCGCAACGGTTACCTTCAATCTTCAAGAATCCGCCGACAACTCCACCTATACAACGGTAGCCAGCACAGGCGCATTGACTGCCAAGACAATGGGTTATGGCGTGGCAATTCCGCTCCCCGCGAAGTGCAAGCGTTATCTGCGCGTGACCACCGCAGTGTCCTCTACCGCTCCGACAGCAGGTAAAGCAACTGCATACGTTTTCGACAAGTTCACAGATCCTTGCGTGAAGATGATCGAAAGCGACTAATCAGTTAATTCTCGTTGCAGTTTTCAGTAGTTGTTAAAAGAGAGGAGGGAGGCTTAAAAACCTCCCTTTTTTAATATGAATGAAGTGTCAATTTGCAATGCCGCTCTCTCGTATCTCGGCGAGAAAGGAACGATCACGAGGATCAAACCACCCGAAGGCAATCCCCAGGCTGAGGCTTGTGCTGAATACTATCCCCAGGCGCTCCGTTACTTACTGGAGGCTCACAACTGGGCATTCGCTGTCAGACGAGTACGACTGCCTGAATACAAGAAATATGACGCCGACCTCTATCAGTGGGCCCACGGCTATCAGGTTCCCTCCGATTACTTACGCAACGTTAAGGTCTATGAGAAAAGCTCACAGGTGGACGAGGCCGGACTTGATTTTGAGATTGAGACATTATCGGAAACAGGCTCATACATTCTTCTGACTGATTCTCCAGCTCCCATGCTGAGATATATCGCAAGCGTGGAGAACGTGAGCATCATGCCTCAGTATTTTGTCCAAGCCCTTGTCCTTCAGTTGGCAAGCTATCTCACAGGCCCGTTAATGAAAACAAGCCTGGCGCAGCAGATGATCCAAATGGCCGCCCAGGCCTTAGAGAACGCGAAGTATCAGGATTCTCGAAACTCTATCAGGGTCAAGCACGAATATTTAGCGCCCCACCTGGCGGCACGGAGTATTTAAATGTCATTGAAAATCTACAAGCAATCAATCGGAGGAGGTGAGATTTCTCCTTCGATGTACTCCAGGATCACGGATCCGTCCTACTCGGCAGGCCTGGCCAAGTGTCGCAATATGATTGTTGAGCCACAAGGCCCTGTAGTCCGCCGCCCTGGATTCTCAATGGTGCGAGAGACCAAATATCCGGACAGAAAATGCCGCCTGATCCCGTTCACCTTTTCCGCGACACAAACGATGATCTTAGAGTTTGGTCATCATTACGTGAGATTTCACACGAACGGCTCAACGCTGATGAACGGCAATGTCCCGTATGAAGTGACCACGGACTATGACGAATCCGAACTCTTTGATATTGACTATGCTCAGAGCGTGGACATCATCACGTTGGTGCACTGCTCCCATCCTCCGAGAGAGTTGAGACGTTACGGAGCGCTGGACTGGCGACTTGTGGACATCACTTTCAACACTTCACTTACTCCGCCCACAGGAGTGACCGCCACACAGCACATCTTGCAGTCTGCGACATACAAAGACGGATATGTCCGCAAATATGTAGTGACCTCTTGCAACTTGGACAACTCCGAGGAATCGAAAGCGAGCCAGGCCGCCTCAGTTGTGTGCAACCCGTATGGAGATGGTGCGTACAACACGATCACATGGAACACTGTTGCAGGTGCCGATCATTACCGCGTGTACAGGGATAAAGGTGGTATCTATGGCTACATAGGCGAGACCCGCACAAACAGCATTGATGATGACAATATCGCGCCAGACAGCTCTATCACGCCGCCGATTTATGACGATGTGTTCCTCACCAGCGGCGGCATTACGGGTGCAACCGTTACCGCTCAGGGTTCTGGATATGTGGGGCCTAATGGCGAGATTACAGGGATCGACCTACTCGAGACACAGACATGGGTAGTCGAGGGTTCAGGCCGAAACTTCTATGGGCCTGTAGCGCCTGGCAACTGTTCAGCCTGGCAAAGCGATGACGGCTGGGCATTGAATTTCTATGGAGATGGTGTCGGCCCTGTCCCTAATGACGAGATGATTTCTTTGTTCTCGGCCAGCGTGGAGATTTATGACGCCGAAGGATCAGGCGTCGGAGCGACTGCCAAAGCCATATTTTCCTCGGCCTCAGAATGGATCAAGCTCACCAAGCCCACGGGCAATCTTAATTTCTGCTTGTATGGTTTCCGTCCGATCAAAGCAATCCAGGTCACGAGCCCAGGATCAGGCTATAAGCGGCCGCTTTGCCGAGTGACCATCACGGCATGGCCTACATGGACATGGAGCCGAAAGGCGCTCAATTACAAATTTGAATTCAAGCGTTACACAGGAGACTTTTCAACCTCAGTAAAGAGCGCTGGGTTCTTAGAGACCTCAATCCGAGTGACTGACACAACGGGAAGCGGCGCCGTTTTAGAGCCTGTAATCTCTGGTGGAAAACTGACAAACGTCATAGTCAAGAATCCAGGCGCAGGATATTCCAATCCAACGGCCACTCTTATTTCAAACTATGGCTCAGGCGCTCAAATCTCTCTGACTGTTGCGAATGCTGGAGACTATCCAGGATGTGTCTCTTACTTCGAGCAAAGGCGCTGGTTCGCTGGCAGTCGTATGCGTCCCCAATATATTTGGGCAACGAAGACGGGCACTGAAACGGATATGGGCTATTCCCTCCCGTCCCAACCCACCGACCGCATCAAGGTTAGGGTAGCGAGCCAGGATTCAAACCGAATCCGCCATATCGTGCCACTTTCCCAACTGCTGATGCTTACCGCCAGCGGGGAATGGAGAGTGAGCCCTGTAAACTCTGACGCGATCACGCCTGAATCTATGAGCGTGCGTCCGCAGTCTTATGTCGGCTCCAGCCAGACCAAGCCAGTGTTAATTAACAACACGATGATATTTGCCTCAGCCCGAGGCGGCCACCTGAGAGAACTCGGTTACAGCTACCAAGCAGGCGGTTACATAACCTCGGACGTGTGCCTCAGAGCGGCTCACCTCTTCGATCATCACGAAGTCGTTGATATTGCATACGCCAAGGCTCCCTATTCGATCTTCTGGTGCGTTAATGACATAGGCAAACTAATCTCCTTCACATACGTGCCAGAGCAACAAGTCGGAGCTTTTGCACAGCACGAAACCCAGGGAGACTTTGAATCCTGCGCAGTAGTTCCAGAGAGCAATGAGGACATTCTTTATGTCGTGACCAAGCGGAAAATTGGAGACAACACCGTGAGGTTTGTAGAGCGCATGAATGAGTACATCATTGAGAAAGATGAAGACTACTTATTCATGGACTGCGCAGGCACGTATTCAGGCCCAGCCAAGACGGACATCACGGGAATTAGCTGGCTGAATGGGATGAAGGTTTCCATCCTAGCCGACGGCTATTGTGTGCCGGATCAAGTAGTGCAGAACGGCAAGATCACGCTAAGAAGAGCGGCCTCTAAGGTGCATGTTGGTTTGCCGTACAACTCTGACATTCAGACCTTACCTCTTGCCTTACAGCTTCAGGATCTTTCTTTTGGTAGCAATCACCGCAAAAACATTAGCGGGGTGGCGGTCAGAATGATTGATTCAGCCTCAATCCTGGCTGGCTCGAGTTTCGACGACCTCTATCAGCAGCCGACACGAGGACGGGAAACACCTGGTACCCCGCCGAAGAAGAGGAACGGAGAGTTTGAAGTAGATATCGCCGCTTCATGGACCGATGACGGTCAAGTGTGTATTCGCCAGAGCGCCCCGCTCCCGCTGAAAATCTCCAGTATTACCGTGACCTGCGACGTGGTGTAGTGCGCATCACGCTCTAGGAATCCTCCAATATCTATGCTGAGTTGGAGGATTTTTTATGGCCGGATCTAGTTTCTCTTTTGGCACATTAGGCCTTATTTCTACAGGTGTTTCCACACTCTTTAACGTCTTCGGTGCTAAGAGTGTCACGCGGTACAACAACGCTATTGCGCAAGCTCAAGCCGATATTGCAAAGATCAACGCGGACACAATGAACTTGCACTATCAGCAGAGATTGTTCGCCGCTGAAGGTGAATACCAGCGCGAGACCATGCAGGCCGCTCAGGTTAAAGCACGGCAGAAAGTCGCTTTAGCAGCGAACGGAGTTGCTATCGGTGTCGGATCTGCCGCCGAGCAATTAGCCAGCACGGACATTGTGAAGAAGATCAACCTCAACCGCCTGGAGAGCAATGCGAAATCCGAGGCGTGGGGCTACCGCGCAAAAGAGACGGACTACAGAAACCAGGCGCTCATGAGCCTGGCTAAGAAACAGAGCGCAAGCCGAGCATTCACGGATTCACTCTTAATCGGTGCTGGGAACATGGGAATGGCATTTGCTTACGGCAAATTGATGGATATGGCCAAAGCATCCGAATCGGCCGAGAAGCCGAAGGCTGAGGAGCCAAACCACATTGATGCAATCTCCGGAGCCGACCCTGGAATCAAGATTGACGCCATATCAGGCGCCCAGCCAGGCGTAACGAGGATTGATGCTATTTCAGGTGCACAACCGAACCTGCTGCTAGGTCAGACCGTCCGCACCACACAGCTCTATCCGACAACGACCAAAAACATCTTCTCTCTGAATTACAGAGGATAAAAAATGCCTATCGTTCCTAAGTATGAAAACAACGTTCCAGGTGTTGTAGAGAGCGGCCGAGGTTTCGGCGCTCCCGTTGATAACGTCCGACCCTCATTTGATTACGAGAATGTCATGAACAGGGCCTTACAACCCTGGAGCCAGCTTGCAGACAGCACTATCAAGATTGAGGCCTATCACCATGACACGGTTGTAAAAGCACGGGCAGATGAACAGCTTGACGCCTACAACAAGGAAGTGCAAACAACGCTGTACGATCCAGAGAAAGGATACTTTGCACAGCGCGGTAAGAACGCCGTGACGGGCTGGGATCAGGCGCAGAGTGACCTCCAATCCATTTACGACAAGCACCTGAGCCAAATTGATGACCCTGATGTCAAAGAGGCTTTTAAGTCGAATGCCATTCAGCGCCTCAACTCTGTAAGACAGAAGACAGTTGTCTATCGCAACGAACAGAACATCCGCTGGCGAGCTCAGACATCTAAGGACCATACTGACAACCTCGTAGAAGAGTTTGCCTTAGGCGGTTTTACTCCAGACGGTCAGAGAACAATGGCCAGCCTGATGAATGAGATCGACTACCAAGGCAGGATGGAAGGATGGGACGAGGAAACACTGAAACGTCAGAAGAACGCCTACAAGTCATTGGCCTATGCCTCAGCCTACAGCAATATGGCATTGAGCGATCCTATCGGCGCCCTGAGACATTTTCAGACGGACGGCTCAAAGGAAATGAGCACGGACGTAGGCCGTCGCACCTATCAGATGTTATTCCACCGAGCCGCTCCCCAGTTGGTTGAACTCTCTCAACGTTACGGAGGAGCAACGGCCCTGGCGCTGACGCCTGGAGCGGTAGCCAGGACTACAGGCGACAACACAAACGAGAACGTCCTGAGGCAATCCCGAGCCCAGGCCGGACTAGGCCAGGCTCCGAAAGTCGCAGACAAGGTGCTCAATACTTCAGGCTACAAGGGATGCAATCCGCTCAACGTCCGAGCTAGCTCAGATAAATGGCGCGGCTCAATCGGTCAGAGTGACAACGGATATGTGATCTTCTCAACTCCGATGGACGGCATCAGGGCCGCTGCTACCGTTATCAAGAATTACGGCACGAAGTACGGGATCAACACTGTTAGAGACATTGTGAGCAGATACGCTCCCGCCTCAGAAAACCCGACGGATGACTACATAGCCAACGTATGCAAGAGCACTGGCTACCAGCCTGATGAAAAGCTCGACACGAAAAATCCTGAGGTGATGAAGAAGCTCGTCACTGCGATGATGAAGCAGGAGATCGGCGATGTCCCGTACTCCGAGCGCACGATTATTGCAGGTGTCCTGGACGCGCTCGGCAAAGAGGACATCAATGATTATTCCGATCTTTACAACACTCAGTTATCGGACGAAGAAGAACAGCAGTACCAGGCATGGGCAAAACAGATCGGCCATGAGCGTGATGTTTATGACTATGACCTTAGAGGAGCCTGGAAAGCTGGAGCGGCTCAGGCTGAGAACGGCCACTTTCCCGACACCTTCAAGAAACCGAATCACCACACGTTCTCCGAGGAAAGCCAATATGCAGACGGGAAACGCAATGTGGGCGGACGCTGGACTGTAGAGAACGGCCAAAACATCTTTATTGGCCCAAACGGAGAGCGCCGAGACGATAACGGCAAACTCTTGAGCGAAGAAACAACACAGGCGCCCAAGTTGACGGCCGCTGACCTCGTTTTCAACCCGAATGTGAAGACGGGGATTGAGGTCATTGATTCTCTGAATGAGCCTGAGAAACTCTGGATCATGCAACACACCAAGGCGCAGACTTCTCAGTCAACGGCTAACCTGCGCTCCCAATTCAAGACTACTTTGAATAATGCGCTGGCTGTAGCCAGGAGCACAGGCGACATGAGCCAGCTCCCCGATGTAGGAGCTTTTATTCAGACTTACGGCCAGGAAGAGGGGCTGAGGCAATTCCAGAACGCACAGCAGGAAGCCAAGCTGAACGCTAACCTGTATTTAATGCCGACACTTTCCAACGCAGAGATTGAGGCCACAGCGCGCCAGATGACGCCTTCTAAAGACGATCCGAATTACGCCGCTAGGATGAAAGATTTAGAAACCTGGAATAAGGCCTACACGCAGATTAGAAAGGAGCGCGCAGAGGATCCCGTGCAGTTTGCCTTCTCTGGAATGCCTGACTTGGGACTTCAGCCGATTACAGACTGGACGAATCAGGACGGAGCGCTGCTACAGATTCAAAAACGAATCGACAGCATGGACCAGGTGGCCGAGCGTTTTGGTACGCCCAGGACGTTATTCAGTAAAGCTGAGATTTCAAGTTTCCTCAATTTTATGCAGAGCATGGACGCTCCTCACCAGGCTGACTTTCTAAACAGAATGGCCGACCGCATGATCGATCCGACCGCAACAACTTCGGAGCCACTCAGGATTTTCTCCGAACAGATCGGCAACAAGAATCAGACACTGGCAATCGCTTTGGGAGTGGCCTCAACTCCTAACGGCAAGGAGATGAACGGAGCACTCCGACAAATCAACGGTGACTACATTAAGAAGCAAAAAATCGGTGAGGCTTGGAAGGACGAAAAGGAAATGAGGACGCTCCTGAGTGGCGTCCTGGCGGTCTCAGACGGTAGTCCCGCTTATGCGGCCATGTTGTCCGCGGCCATGAATGAGCATTGTTACGCGAATCAATCCTCTTCTCAGGCTGTCGCGAAGTCTGTAGAGAACGTCTTTGGCAAAGTTTACGAACACAACGGCAAGAAGATTTTCCTCCCCACACAGCTCGATAAAGCTCAGAAGAATACGTTCACTTTTAGACAAGTTGGCAGTTTTGAAGACCTGCTGAGCGACGCAGGCAAAGACCTGGCCAAGAGCAAGAAGTCATATTTTTATGGTGGCCAAAAACTCACCTCCAGCCAGCTTGAGAATCTTGTTTCTTCAGGACAGCTCCAGTCGATTGATGACGGTGTGTATCAGGTAGTCAACGGCCTTAATTACGTGAGAGACGAAAAGGGCCAGCCGCTCGTTATTGACCTCAACACCTACATTTCTCGGAGAACTAAAAAATGAATTGGTTAAACGCTTTTGGTGAAACAGTTCAAACTCAGCCCGAGGCCCTGAGAGGTTTTGGTGTTGCAAAAGACATGGAGCCGACAAAGCCCAGCGCCTTTCAAGGCACAGGAGAGGCGTTAGAAAAAGCGCTCCCGTTCTCTTTCTATCAATCTCTTTCAGGCGTAAATGAGCTAATGGCCGACCGCGTGGAGGTTAATTACGACCTGGACAACAACGAGGACGCATTCAGCGACTTCAAGCCGACCCAGGAGCAGAAGGAGCAGGTGGCCGAGCGACTGAGGCAGGATGCAAAGTTTGCACGCCTCAAGGCCCAGAACGATTACACACCTAACCCTGAGACAACGGGCCAGGCGGCCATGATGATCCACGGTTTAACGGGATCCCTGGCCAAGGCAATCGGCTACACGGTGGCCACGGGCGGAAGCGGAATTTTGGCCGCGCCGCTTTTCGGTGCAGACCTCGGTCTTTACGAAGCTGGGAAACTTCGAGACAAGGGCGTGGACGCCGCGACAGCCAGGACGGCAGGTGCGATCACAGGTACAGTCAACGCGGTAGGACTGGCACTCCCTGGAGCGGTTGGCACCAGCTATGTGAAGTCAATGCTTTTCGGTGGCGCAGTCAACCCGCTGACCGACATCAGCGAACAGGCCTCAGTCAAGTTTGTATTGGATAACGCCAACTATTCAAAACAGGCTCAGGAGTATGACCCGTTTGATCCCGTGAATCTCGGAGTATCCGCGGGAATGGGTATTGCTTTTGGTGCATTGGGTGCACGTGCGAATCGTGCTCAGGCGCGTTATGAAGCGGCCGAGGCCGCGGCCCAACCGAGCGCACCTCAGACACCTGAGGGTCAAGCCGCTCCCACAACGAACATGAACAAAAGCGTGCTGGATTCTATTCAGAACCGTGACCGCTCCTCAAAAGAAAGCCGCCTCCAGATGGAGAAAATTGCGGCCGCTCCGAATTTCAACCTCTTACGTGAGAGCCGCTCCCTGGATCAGGGCGCCCCGATTATTGCCTATGTGCCCGAGGATATGAATATCCTCTGGGGAAAACGGGTTGATGTTTCTGCCGACCCGAGCAGTGAGCCGATGACAATGCGTTATGCAGTCGTGGACGCCGATGACGTGCTCACCTCGAATGCCGTGGACGGCTCCAGCAATCCGGGGTTTACAGATCCGACCGTAGCAGGTGCCAGAGCTATTGCAGGTAATGGCCGCATAGCTGGCTTACAAGGCGCATACAGACAAGTCAAGGCAACCAAGTACCGAGCTGACCTCACTCAAGATTCAAAAGAATTCGGAATCTCCAAACGCCAGATCAAGAAAATGCGTAACCCGATCCTAGTCAGAGTGATGGATGATGCTGATGTGGTTGAGGGTATCGGAGAGGCGTCCAACCGCACAGGAACGCTCAAACTCAATCCGGCTGAACAAGCCGCCCAGGACGCTCGAAACGTCCGACTTGAAGAGGTTGAATTCACCAAAGACGGTGAAATCACTAGAAAGTCAATGGACGAGTTTGTAAAGCGCACGCCTGATAAAGAGGGCCTCATTGATTCAAACGGCAATGCCCTTTATGACAATATCGCAAGACGAATGAGGCCCGCTATTTTTGCCGCCGCATTCTCTGATACTCGGATCATTAACAGGTTTATTGCTGACAGCCCTGAAGACCGCAAGATTATGAACGTGCTCCAGTCGGTAGCAACCGAGGTAGTGCGACTGAAGAAGATCAAGGGTGAGCTGGATTTTTCTCCCGACCTTCTCGAGGCCGTGGCAGACGTATTCGAGACACGAAGAGAGGCTAAGAAGATCAACGGCAAGGGCCACGAAAAAGAACTCACTGGCTCACTCATGGAGGAATCCGCGACACCTGCACAGCGCTACTTCAGAGACATTCTCCTATCGGCTAATCCTGAACGACTTCAGGAGATTCTTGCCAGGTTTAGAGAAGTTGCCGAGCAGGAAAGCGGAGGCGCAGGTTTCTTTGAAGCGGTCACGAAGGATCAGGTATTTGAGACTGTCAAATCTGAGTTTGACCAGAGGGACGCCGCTATCAACTCGATTAAGCCGAGCGATGTGGACGCCGCAATGGAGCTCCAGTCTGCAAACGTCATCCAGAACGATCAACCTTCAGGCACCCGAGGCGATGTGAACAAGTCTATTGCAGACGAGAAGAAGGCCGCCGAACAGATCGACAACGGAGAGAAGGTTGAGGTGTCTGGAGAAGGAGTTGATCCGGAAGTCATGGATAAAAATGTCAGCGACTTCATAACCCGCTTTGTGAAAGAGTTGGTAGGCGCTGGAGCTGAAAATAAAGTAGCCGAGATGGGCGCCAAAGTGTTGGACGCCTTCTATCAAACTCTGGGAATCCGACTTGGCAAGAGCAGGAAGGAGCTTGAGCAAGAGTATTCCTTACGGGTGCAGAGAGGCGAGAAGATTGATACTCCTGAAGGCTTTGCCTCAATGTCTCCGCAAGAAAGGCTGGATACCCTTAATCGCTCTAGGGAGTTTGATGAACAGTTGAAGCTTTGGGAACAAGGTAAAGGGACAAATAAGTTCAATCTTGGTAGGCCTTCTTGGATTCTTCAGATTTTTGGTGCCTCAGATCGAAAAGGAATAAACACAACAAAACGCCAATTCATTCATGTACTCCTGCCGAAAGGTAAGAAATTATTAGGCATGGACGGAAAGCACGGTCTTAAAGCGTCTGAATTGAAAGGGCTTTTAGTTGGAATCCAGCATCCGATAGCTGTCTTTAAATCAGATACAGATGGTGGAATTGTTCTTATTACGGAACTAAAAAGAGGGGACAGCCCAATCATTGTTCCTATTCATCTCACACGCAATAAGGATGGGGATTTCCAAATCATCAACTTTGTTGCGAGCACTTATGAAAAAGAACGTTCCTCAATCAATAAATGGGTTGAGAAAGGGCTGCTTTTGGGATATGACAAAACAAAAGGACCCAATGTTCTGCCAAGGGACTTCGGGTCTAATCCCCACCTGTCGCGGTCCGCAAACGTTACAAAGACGTCGGCCAATGACAAAACACTGAATCCTTCAGTTAGGCCCATTATATACCAGAACGAGACCTCTATTGGAGACATGTATCAAAACGCAGGGATTTTGCGTGGAATCTACACGCCTGGAGAGCGCGTGATTACTCTGATGCAGTCTGCAAACGAGAGTACATTCATTCACGAGAGCGGCCATTATTTTCTTGATGTGCTCACGAACGTGGCAATGAAGGAGAACGCTCCAGCGCAGGTCAAAGCGGACGTCCAAACTCTCATGGATTGGTTTGGAGTGAAGGACCTTGAAGAATGGAGAAGTCTTTCTATTGACGAACAGAGAGCCGCTCACGAGCAGTTTGCGAGAGGGTTTGAGCAATACCTGCGCGAAGGAGAAGCTCCGAGCACGGCCCTTGAGAAAGTCTTCAAGGCCTTCAAAGATTGGCTCACCAAGATCTACAAATCCTCAGAAGAACTCCAGGTTGAAATCTCTCCAGAGGTGCGGGCCGTCTATGATCGACTGCTGGCAACAGATGAACAGATCAGGGCCAAGGAAGAGATTGATACTCCTTCACTCTTCGGCGGCATGGAGCCAGAAGAGCCGCCTGCAAATCCGGTTGTAAAGGCCGTGCAGCAGACAGCAGAACAGGTGATTGACCAAGCTCCAATATCTGAAGATAGCAAGGCTCGAATTAGAGAAACTCTCGGAATCAATCAGCCAGAGCCGCAGACAGGAGAAAACCATCCGCACTATGGAATCCCGAACGAAGAAACATTCATGGATCAAAACCTGGAGACTTCGGCGGCCAACGATCCCAACGCTTTTATTGTCCTGGACGATGGACGAGAGGTGAGCATGGGTGATTACATGAGAGAGATTGAGGCCGAGCAGAAGCAGGAGTTTGACCGCGCCAACAGTGTTTCCGAGGCCGCTCAGTGCATGCTGAGAAACGGTGCTTTTGATGATGTCTTTTAAGGATTGAAAATGGTTAGCAAATTAAAACCCGAATGTGAGCGCCAAGTGTCGGCGGTCTTAGGCCGTCCGATTACAGAAAGCGAAAGTCAAGACCTGGTGGCCAGCGTTAAAAACTACTACCTCCAGAACAGGCAGGCCCACCCGAATATGTCTCGAGATCAGGTAGTGAGTGAGGCCGCCAAACAGTACGCCCAGAGAATCCAACAGGACGCCGCGCGAAAGGCCTTCAACGCCAAGCGCCAGGCTTTGGCCATCTATCAAAACCGATTGACCTATCAATCAATGAGAACTAACGGTGACAGCGCTAACCAAGCGGCCAGAGGCATCCTCAATCGTGTGGACAAGTACAAGGTGGGCGTGGAGCAGGAGGCAAAGTCACGCCTTGTTGATTACCTGGAGAAGACTTCTCCCACGTTCTTAGGCTTATGTGAGAACAAGAAACTCATTACCGACCTGGTGCACGAAATCGCAGGTGATGACACTGGAAACCCTGTTGCCAAATCGGCGGCCAAGGCCTGGATTGATACAGTTGAATCCTTGAGAGAAAGATTCAACGCGGCGGGCGGTGATATTGGAAGGCTGGAGGACTGGCTATTCCCTCAGACACATGACCGCTACAAGATCATCAATGCGGCCAGACGCCTGGCAGGAGGAGAACTCAAACAAGCGGGCCTGGCTGTAAAAGACGCAGTGACCTTTAAAAAACACAGCGCCGCCCAGAATCGTGAGGCCTGGATCAATTTTGTCTGGGATAAGCTGGACCGTTCTAAATACCTAGACGATGACTTAAGGCCGCTGACCGATGACGCTATGAGAGACCTTCTCACGAACGTGTACAACACAATCACAACTAACGGAGCCAGCAAGGAAAGTGTGGGCAAGGTGACCGCAGGACGCGGCACAAGCAAGGCCAACAGCCGCCGAGATCACCGCACGCTCATGTTTAAGGACGCCCAAGCCCGCCTGGATTACAACGAGGTGTTTGGATCGAATCCTTCGGTTATGGGTACGATGATGGAGCATATCGGCGGGATGTCCAGGGATATTGCACTGATGGAAATGCTCGGCCCCAGCCCTACAAACACATTCAATACAATCAAGAGAATGGCTCAGATCGACAACGATCAGCAGGCTCCGATAAAGGGGAAGATTACGTCCACGGACAATTCTCTTTTAGATGCAATGTGGAAAAATCTCTCAGGCTCGGCAAACACGGTGGAGAGCGGAATGCTAGCCTCAATCGGCCAAGGCGCCCGTAACCTCCAGGTGGCGGGAAAACTCGGCTCCGCTTTTATTTCCTCGTTCACGGACGTGGCAACCTATTTCCATACAGCCAGAGTAAACAGAATGCCATTTGCTAGAAGTGCGATGCTCCTGGTGAAGTCTCTCAACCCTGCTGACAAGTCTGATAAGAGGTTTGCCGCACGTGCTGGCATTATCGGAGATGAACTCAATTCCGCCGCCTCTCGCTTTGTTGAGGGAAATATCGGTAACGGAATCACGGGCAAACTTGCAGACCTCACCATGAGACTGTCTTTACTCTCTCAATGGACGGACGCAGTGAGAAGAGCTCAGTCACTTAATACAATGGCAACCTTTGCCGAGGCCACCAAACACAATTGGAATGATATTGACGGCTGGCTGAGATACCGCCTGGAGGAATTCGGAGTTTCTGAGGACGTGTGGAAAGCGCTCCAGAAGTGCAAGCCTGAAGAACTCAACGGCTCCCATTTCCTAACGATCAACTCCATTAAGAACGCGGCCAGCAAAAACGGAGATATTGACGGATTCAGGGTGGACAAGCTGGTATCAACTTACCTGAGTTTCGTCATGGATGATTCATTTATGGCGTCTTTACAACCGGACCTAATGACGCGCTCCATCACGAACTGGGGCAAGTCTCGAGGCACCGTGGCAGGTGAGTTTATTCGCAGTATTTTCCTTTTCAAGTCTTTCCCTATCGCGATGTTTACGCGGCACCTCCAGAGATCTAAAGACCTCTACCGCTACAAACTGCAAACAGACGGTAAGGCGGCCGCAGTCTGGAGTAGAGTTGGTTACATGAGCTCCCTAGTAGTCTCAACCACACTTGTCGCATACGTGGCGAACATGTTTAAGGACTTAATCAACGGAAGCGACGTTAAGGATCCGACAACTTTAGACGCATTCAAACGTGCATTCACGGCTGGCGGAGGAATGGGCTTTATCGGTGACATTCTTGTGTCTGGTATGGACGATTACAAATACGGGCATCCAGCGCTCATGAATATGGCGGGACCTGTACTTTCAACGGCAATGGACGCCTACACGATTTTTGATAAGTACAAGGACAACAAGGACATAGGCGCCAACGTACTGCGAATCGTGAAGGGGAATCTCCCTGTTGTGAATCTCTGGTACACGAAACAGCTCTTGAATCATGCCGTATTCAATCAGATTCAGGAGATGATGAACCCTGGCTATCACCGCCGAATTGAACAGAAGATTAGAAAGAATCAAGGCGTGGGCTATTGGTGGAAACCTACCGACATGCTCCCATACAGAATGCCAGAAATCGGCACGGAGCCTCGGCGATAGGTGTGCGCATCACCAATCTGGCTGACATGAGAATACTTCTAAACAATGAGGTGTTTTCATGCTGCCAGATGTTCCGCGACGGGTGGGCCCTGTAACAGGCTTGGGTATCTCCCGAGTTGATTTTGACTTCAAGATATTTGCGTCCTCCAATGTGCTCGTAATCCGCACGAGCAAGGAGGGCGTGGACAAAACGCTGAAAGAGGGTGAAGACTATACAGTTACATGGGACGAAGACCAAACTGCCAATATCGGCGGCTACATCACTCTTGACGAGTTTCTCGCTGACGGGGAATCGGTCACGATTCTCTCTAATGTCGCATACACTCAAGAGCTTGATTTACACGCGGAAGGTGATTTCAACCCGAATGACATCAATGTCAACTTTGACCGCACCGAAGCACAGATCCAGCAGTTAAAAGAGAAACTCTCCCGCGCCGCAGTCGCTCCCGCATCTTCTGGCATGGAGGGTGACGAATACGGTGAAATCCTCTTAGCGAACTCAACGAAATCAGGCGAATACGCCGCCCAAGCTCAAGAAGCCGCCGAAACAGCTAAGGCCGCGGCAGCAGTGGCCAGCGCCGCCCAGGATAATCTTGACGCTTCTACCGAAGTGGCAGAGAACGCCGCCAAGTCTGCAAGCAATTCGGCAACCGCCGCCGCGCAATTCAAGCTTGATTCTGAGGCCGCGGCTACCACGGCCACCGAGGCCGCAGAGATTGCAAAACAGGCGGCATTTTCTTATCGCTATTGTGCGACCGCTACAGCAGGCGGCACGGTCAACACCTCCGCAATCGTGCCAGCCACGCTGATTAAGATCGGCGACCACGTGATGAACTCCAGCGGCCAAATCTTTCGAGTTTTGAATGTTGGTGCTTCCACGTGCGAACTCTCTGGAATCATCACAACTATTTCAGGCCCTCAGGGTTTGAAGGGTGATTCAGGCAGTATCGGTCCTCAGGGCAGTGCAGGCGCAACATTCACACCATCAGTTAGCGCGGAAGGTGAAATCTCCTGGACGAACAACAAAGGGCTTACAAACCCAGCACCCGTAAATATTCGCGGCCCAAAAGGCGAGAGGGGTGAACAAGGTTTGCAAGGCAGTCCGGGGCCTGTCGGCAGTGCGGGGCCCCAAGGACCAATGGGCAGTAGCCCGTGGGCCACGGCGTTCGGCCAATTCCGCATTGACGGAGCCGACCTCAAACTTGATTACGTCGGCCTGGACACTTCAGCAGATTTCTCAATCAATAGTAATGGGCAATTAACAGTTACGGTGACAGAATGACAACTCTCAACTTAGGCCGTGTCCGCCCCGTATGGAAAGGGGATTGGACATCAACGGCCACCTACCTGGCTTTTGACTTCGTTAGGTACACGGACGGGAATGTTTACTTGGCCGTCCAGGACGTACCCGCAAATTACATCCCGAACTCCCAGACCGCTTACTGGGTTTTGTTCGGCGGAAAAGGTGATAAGGGCGATACAGGTAGCGCGGGCAGTGTGGGCGCCACGGGCAGTCAAGGCCCCCGCGGTGTGACGTTTACACCAGCAGTTAGTGCGGAAGGTGACCTCTCCTGGACGAATGACGGGAACCTAAGCAATCCAGGCACAGTCAATATCCGCGGCCCGAGAGGTTTGCAAGGTGAAGCTGGCAGTCAAGGGCCTGCGGGACCGACGGGGCCAGCGGGCACGACTGACTACACGCAGTTGACGAACAAACCTGTTTCTGACACGTCTTTAAAACTGGCTGGCGGGTTTGCTGATGCAAAGGCGACTGGTGAGGCTTTAGATAAACGTGTTGGTGTAGCCAGTCAATCCTTCTCTGACAATGAGAAAGAAATCGCACGTGCAAATATCGGAGCAGTCGCAAAAACAGAAGCTGTGCTCCTTGCTCAGCAAACGGTTTCCGACACTGAGAAAGAACAGGTTTACACGAACTTGGGATTGATCCAGATGTTTAAAGAACTCTGCCTGGCCAATGGCGCTACCCAGGACGAAATCGACGCACTTCAGTAGGAGAACTGAATGACCACACTAAGTGAAATCAAAGCTCAATACCTGGCTGCGGCCAAGGCCAGGCCCATTGAAAAATACTGTATCCGTGACCACGAAGGCCGCATTGTGGCTCGGAGTAATTCTCCCGTTGTTCATGTCTTCAACAACGAGGCCGATGACGCATACGCCGCTGAGCACTACACGCTCAAGGAAACCTACAACGGCATGAAGTTCTGGCTCGGCGAGGAATCACCGACCGGACTGTATCAATCCGCCGACGGTCAGTTCTACACAGAATCCGAGTTGCCTGAAAACACAGACGCATTCTGCACACAGCGCTATGCCAACGAGGTGAAGGCTGAGAGAAACGCTCGTATCAGCGACACAGACGATTACGTGAAGTTGCCTGATATCACTGTTGCTCGGTCGGCAGGAGCCAAGTGCAGTGCCCTTGAGGACGCTGACAGAGCGGCCCTTGAGACCTATCGCCAAGCACTGAGAAACTTACCTGAGGAGCAGGGTTTCCCGTTTGTGCCGTGGCCTGAGTTCCCGACTGCACTTGCTTACGAGCTACAGCAGAAAGTTGACGCTAGACAAAACATGAGAGGAGGCTTCAATGCTTAAAGCCCTTATTCAATTATTCGCTGAGAAGTTTCTGCAAAGTAAAAAGTCTTGGGTTTCTGAACAGTGTGCTCCGATTGTCCGCAATGGCATTAACATTCCTTGTACAAGCACAACGGACTTCTTTACTTACATCGCTCCGTACAACGGCTGGGTGACTTCTCGGTGCAATTCAATCACAGTCTCAGCTCTTGAAATCCAAGTCGATAACGGGCAGATGGCACTTGCTTCCGTTCTTAACGGAAACACTGCGGGAGCTGGGATCTGCAGTTACGTTAAAAAAGGAACCACTATTAAATTCTTATGCCGAGGCGGAAACACATCGGATTATTCCCTTTGGTTCTACAAAGCAAGTTCAGACGCTTAACCTTCTTTCCACAGGAGGCGCATTATGCTGAAAAACGTAGGCAACTCTTAACCACTCCGCCCCTCAATCCGAGGGGCTTTTTGCTAGGTGTGCGCATTGAACTCTGGAGCGCTTCTAACATGGTCCTGATACTTGAAGCCGACACGATGGTTGACAATGCGAGGAGCCGTTGCATTGAGGCCTATCGAGTTAGCCAAAATGCAGAACGTAAACCTCTAGGACGGATATGTGGCAGGACCTTTTCAATATTGTGCGCGACCTGGACGCCAACGCGATACGCAACTTGGTTGTCGGTATCGGCAGTCTTCTCAGCGGCCTAGTTGCCAGCGTGATGGGCGAGCACCTCTTTCTCTTTAATTGGCTATTCGCTTTCGTGGTCGCGGATTATCTGACAGGCCTTTATGCTGCCAAAGTCACGCACACGCTATCGTCACGTGTCGGAATAAAAGGGATCCTGCGCAAGTTTGTCATTCTGTTCACGGCCATCGGCTTCCACGGCATTGACCAAATCCTTTCCATGTCATTTATCGGCGCGTGGGCGATCGGTGCTTTATCAGTTAATGAACTCATATCAATCTTGGAGAACGTCGAGAAGGCGGGCCTAGGATCCGTCATTCCATCCAGGGTACGGGTCCTTCTGGATTCAGTACAGCAACAGCAGGACAAGAAAGTCAAAGAGAAGTTGGGTGTCAACGAGCCTAATCTCAAAGGAGAAAATCCCAAATGAGAAAGCAAGACATATTGTTGTATCCACCTGAATTAGCAACTCAGTTCATATCTGAGTTTGAGCAAGGTCCCAAAGGCGGACCGGCCCTTGAATCCTACAAATGCCCTGCTGGGGTCTGGACCATTGGGTTCGGGCACACGAAAGGTGTCCACCCTGATGAACACATTACGCGGGCTGAAGCATACGACCTTCTAACTAAAGACCTGGTTCAAACGCAGGAGGAGTTAGCAGCCATTGTCAAAGTTCCAGTGACCGAGAATCAGTTTATTGCTTTAATGAGCTTTGTATTCAACTTCGGCATTACGAAATGCAGGCGGTACACATTATTCAAAATGGTGAATGCTGAGAACGAGGACGGCATTAGAGAATGGTGGCCGAAGTATTGCAATCCTGGGACGGCCTATGAGAAAGGTTTGCGTCGCCGCCGTTACGCAGAACTAGAACTCTTTTTCAGAAAATGATCCGAGTAATTTTGATTATTGCCGCCGTCATGTTTTCGAGTGTCTTGGGCTATCACTTCGGCCAGCAGGAGACGGAGCTGAGGTGGACGCAGGAGCGAGAACGGCTACTTGCTCACCAGATTGAAACGCTACACAGAAAGGATAAAGAAATTGCTCAATTGGAAAAATCTATTGGTGTGCTTAACGATTCTGCTCTCAGGGTGCGCGAGCGAGACGCCGCGATTCAGCGAAAGTTACAACGCGAGCTTGGAGAGTGTGGTCGATTTAGACGCGCACTTGAGCTCTCTTCAAAAACTCTTGCAGAATGTGCAGAACGCGCAGTCAGCGATAGACGAATCATTGAAAGATGTGCAATCCAACTCAGGTAAGGAGAAAGGAAAATGACTGAACTTGAAAAACTCGGTATCACAAACAGCGAGAGAACGAAGTGTGAGGTCTGGACACGTGTAATGGGCTATCACCGTCCAGTCGATTCATTTAATATCGGCAAGCAAGGCGAGGTGGCAGAGCGGAAATATTTTGACGAGAAGAAGTGCTGCTGTCGCAAGTAA